GTCGCCAGGAGCCTTACCAGATTAGGCCATTCTCCGTAATTAAAGGGCGTGGACCGGAACCGGGAAGGACGTGGTGGACAGTTCCGGCCCACTGGGGAAAAACTAAGGAATCCTGAGCACTGGCGCGGCCAATGTCCTGATCGTTCGTGTTGGTAAGCCACAGACCTCGTTTGAGTATCCGGACTCGTTGCCCTCTGCGTCGTAAGCTGTAGCTACGAAACAGTAATTCTGGTTTAGTGTCAATTCCGTGACCTTGAATGTCAGTACTCCGCCAACGTCTGTAACGGTACCGTAGGAACCTGATGCGGTCCCGTAGTGGAGCTTATAGCCCGTGACTCCCGTGCTGGCCGATGCGTTCCAAGCAAGCGTGATTTCCCCCGCTTCCCCACATGCGGCCATGATAATTAGGCAAACGATAACACTGAGTAATCTTTTCATTTTGTCCCCGTTATTTTCTTCACTGAGTTAGAAGTAGATCCAAGCCGTTCGAAGCTCCTGCCAACAAACCAAACCGAACAAACACCACCCCATACATACCAGAATTCTGTGGGTAATTCAATCGGCGGGACTGCCTCTTTGGCGAAATAAACGATGTAGGGCAGAATAATATGAGCAAGGAAGATTGCCACAAGACCGGCATAAACAATCATGGGCCTCGCCCGTTTGGTGAAATTGTCCGTCTGTTGCATTTCGGCGACAATGATTGCCTTCTGCGCGTCGATAATTGCGGCTTCGGCATCCATCGCCTTGACGGTCAATTCGTACTCTTTCATCTGGATTTCGTGACTGTTGGCCTCAATAGCGGCTTCCATTTCCGCTTTCTTTTCCGGAGTCAGCTTGAACGTCCCGACGACATCCTTAACAAGCTTACCCAGGCCGCCCCCGAATACTTCGGTTAAGAAACTCATATTTCTCCTTTACTTTGGCGGTAGAGGCGACTGCCCCAACCAAGCAAGCACCACTCCGGCCACAATTCCCAATGCAGCGAACACCACCTTAATCTGAATCAAATCACCCCATGAAGATAGCGAATTACCCCACGGAGCAAGTGCGATTATGATTGAAAAGACAAGCACATACCACGGTCTGATTTTAGTCATACGACCTCCTTAAATCACATCCAAAAAAAACCAATTCTTCCCTTTGAGCTTTTGCATAAATTCGGTAAATCCAGCACCGCTTTGCAATATTGCCGGTTTGCCGTGCAATTCCCCGAACTGCTCCCCGATACCGACACATCCGTCAAGATCGATTTCGGTATTTGCCTTGTGAAACAGAATTCGACTGTGCCCCTGAACCTCGATCTCAAATGTCTCATACCCGCCCTTGTGGTACGTTGTGCGCTTGCAGATATGGATTCCTGCCGGGATCTTAACCGACAGGTTTTCGTAAGTGCGCTCCAAAGTGACGGCAATCGGAACATCATCAATCAAAAGAACTCCGAATGCCCCGGATTCGATAATCGAAATACGCTTGAGCGTGACGTTCATTTTATCAGATGCTCCTTAATGATTCTGATATCGTCTTTCATTTCTCCGATATTCTGGTCGATGTTTCTGTGAATTACGGCGCAAGTCTCCTTGCTAGCATACTTCCCGTTCCGCATTTTCTCGACCAAACTTCCAGATCCGAAAACCACAACTGCTGCCGCTGCTACAATTGGCCAGGCTTCAAGTAAATTCTGCATGTGCGTTCTCCAGGTTAATAAGCGGGTTGTTCTAATTGTTGCTCCTAAGTATTGTCGCTTCTACTTAACTCATACCATTTACCATCTGCCTTCTGAATCAATGTTAAAGTATCAGTTGCGGCCATAACAAAGTTCGCGCTACCATTTAGGAATATGTTTGTGCCATCAGTGATTGTAATTGCATGCTCGGACACAATAGTAATTACCTGCCCTTCGATTCCATCATCAAAGTCGGTAATAGTCGTTGTACCTCCAGTCACAAAGTTATTGCCGCCAAGTACGGAAGGAGTAGCATCATCGGCAAGTGTGATGAATGGACTTAATACAAACGCTCCCATCATACGGGAATAGGAATCATCTAGGGATCTAGGAGATGCATGAGGTATTTTGATGCCCTCTACAAGAATAGGCTCGCTCATGTAGACATCGCCAGTCACAGTCCCACTTGATACGCCCTTTATTGATACTTTAACATACGTTGCATCAGATGGGATTCTTGCAATAGCTGTTAGTAATCTCCATGTATCGTCACCTGGATGACTGTCATTACCCCATCCCGCGCCTCCAGTACCATCTGCCCATATCTTAATGTTACCAGCACTAGCCACATCAGTTTTACACCAGGCGCTCATAGATACCGTCTTACCGGCTAATCGGGCAACAGGTATGTCTGTAATGGCAGTACCACCAGCAATATATGCTGAAACAATCGGATTACTAGCCACACCAGTTAGTTTTATACTATATGTACTCCCATGAATTGTTGATGATTCTTGCGTCACAGTAGCCGCATCCAAGATCCATCCAAAGGGTTTTGTTCCATCCCAATGTTTAAAGTTGGAATTAGGTATAAGATTTGTAGTAGAGTAGTTTTCACCAGAACCGGGATAGTTATATCCAATAGATCCATTGGTTGTTACATCATTACTAAAGCCTTCATCCACAGTCCATGAGTCATGATTGTGAGCATACTGATTATGAATGATGATATTATTTCTACTACTATTTGAGGTTAAGTTTATTAATCTTGTTGGGTTCCCTGATCCCGCTTCGCAGTAAACATTATCTACCTTGTTTCCGGTACCACTTATCTTTAATACATCGTCAACGCCATCTGCCGAGGCATCCCATGATAATCCGCCTCCAAACCAGGTATTATTATTACCCTTAATCTCAACAAGCGTTGTCCATTTACCTCCAACCGCTACATTACTTAATACATTGGCATTAGAATTAGGTATGCTATTTCCATCTATCGTTAATCCAACAGTTCCCTGAGTCGTGTTATTTAAATATATTTCACTGAATCGACTAAAATACACACCGCTGGTTCCAGCAATTCCAATTTTGATACCGTTAGTATCGAATTGCCTGATATATATTTGATGTACATCTAATAATATTCCACTACTTATAAGTATTCCACTTTGCGTTGTATCCTGACTATATAATGTAAATCCGGATAATTTTGTCCCATTACCTCCAGAGAATGTAATTGCATATCCAGTTCCGTAGAAATTTATAGTTGTATTTTGAGAATTTTCTCCAACTAGACCTGTATTGGTAAATGTGACACTTGAGTTAAGTCTATAGGTTCCAGAAGGAATACGTACTTCACCAAGTAGGACTCCTGCTATATTAAATGCAGATGAACAATCAGTTGCTCCATCCCCAACTGCACCCCACCACCCAGGATAAACAGTTCCAGGCGTTGTGAATCTCAGCATGTCAACAGTGGTGATTGTCTGCCGTTTCCCGGCGATGATGTGTTCGGGACTGTAGACCGTAAACGTTTCCGAAGCAGCTCTGGCAAGTGTAGCGCCCGGCATGAACTCGACGTTCACATTGCTCGACACCGTGATACTCGCATTCAGCGTGTACGTCCCCGGAGGAAACAGAAGTGTGCCCCCGGCATCATCGGCATAGGCTTCCGCTGCCGCGATGTCCACCGCCTCACACACGCCGTCATGGTCTTGATCGTAGGCGGAACTTGTCACATCTACCCATGGCTTTTGAGCCACATACAGAGTGTTGACGCTAGAAACGTTCTGTTGAGCCAGTAATGGCAGGCAGAGAAACAGAAATATTATGCAAAGAAGTTTTTTCATAATTATCATTCACCCATTAATGCGCTTTTGACTCCTCTAAAGACGCCTGATGCGTAGCTTCCCACTCCGGCAGCAAGCGCTATCCACCCAAGACGTTTATACTTTTTTACCTTATCAATCTTATCCTGAGCTTCCTGTTCTTTCCTTATCAATTGCTGTTTTTTCATGGAAACCGCATGTCTAAGTTCATCGTTCTTTCTTCTGTAATTTGCTTCAATTTTCTTGCGCTCGAAGTTCAGTTGATTCTTTTCAGTGCCGGATATTGTCGAAGCCTTATTTCTCAATTCGTCAATTTTGGTCTGTATTCGAGTGAGTTCGGCTTTTTTCTTTGTGATTTCTGAAGAGTTTTCAACGGCTTTCGTTATTCGGGCCGCTTCCGCTTCCTTATATTGTTGCGCTATTTTGGCAAGTCCTTCCTTGGATGCCCCGGCTATCTCATCGCCTCGCTTGATCTGATCTTCAGAAAACCATAACGATTTAACTTCCCGGTCCATCGCCTTCCATCTTTTTGAGAATTCCTGCGGTCCTTCGCGTAAGAGTTCGTCGGCGACTTGTGATTTTGCCGCTTCAATCGTCGGACGGTCAACTTGGTACATCCATGCATCTAAGGCGACCGGATCGGTGAGCCTTGTGGCATCACCATACCGTTCCATCGTTTTTCGTGCCGCCTTAGCTTCAGCAGTGCCGAAAACCGAATCGCGGTATCGAAGCACTTCAACTTCCTTATCCATCAACTTGATTGCTTCATCCCCGCCGTCCTTGAATTGGGATACCTGCTTACGAATTGTCCCGCCTAGCTTATTGGATAAATCTCTCGCAATGGCTTGAGAGGCATCGGTAAAAGCAACATCGGCGTCGTGATAGCCGATTTTGTTAAGAGCCGCTCTTGTGTTCAATGCCTGTTCGAGGCTCAATGGCGCATCGGATTCGTAGAGTTGTTTCAAGGCACGGGCAGCGGGGGAACCGTTATTCGCAGCTACTTGAATCTCACCTTCCATTGTTTCGTATTTACTCGCCAGGGAAGCACGAAGTTCCGCCGTATCTATCATTCCGGGGATTTCTTTTTCAACGGTTTCCATGATCGGACGCCCCGCCTCATCGAGAACCTTGCTAGGCTTCTGCGTAACCTGAGTGACAATATTCTTCGGGCGCTTGGATATGTCGATTATTCCCTTGTGAGTTTCATGTTCAATACCCTGAATTTCATTGTACGTTGTGGCTCTTGATTTAGTAGCTTGGCCGAACTTGCCGCCGAAAGATATCTTGTCGGGCGGCTTACCAAAACCATATCTGTATTCTTCCGCTTGCTTTTCCACTCGTCCCTGAAGCGCTTGTTCCTGTGCTGCCTTTTGGCCTCGAAGCGCTTGGATGTTCCGACGATTCTGAACAGTCTGATCCGCACTAACTTCGGTTAGCATCTCACTGACATTTCTTCGCCCTTGCTGAAGGTTCTGGATTTCCTTTTCAATCGGGCTTACCAATGACTGTTCGTTAATCTCTCTCGCCTGCTCTACTGCATCAAGTTCCTGAGCTTTATTTGCCTGTAATCCAGATCGAACATCGCCGACTTCTTGGGCAACTTGGTTTCTCAGGATCGGCATGTCTCGCTTGATCTGTTTTGCTTCCGCATATGTCATTTTGGGTATTCGTCGCGCAGTGGTTCCGGATTCTCCCGACAAGGTGATAGCCTCAATAATTGATGCCGGCAGTTTGGCTTTCATTGCGTCCCATACTCCAGGCATTAACATTGTTTCGCTAATCAGATCCATTACTTCTGCGGCTTCTTTGTCGCTTGCCATCGGTCTATTTCGTTCGAGATTTAAGACGCTCCCGCCAAGCGCGTTTGTCGGATCGTATACCCGACGAATGATATTCATAAGAGGCCTGGTTAGTCTTTCGGGAATAGATAATGCTGCACGAATATCTCCTTGTCCGGCTTTGTATGAATCTAGGGCAAGATTCGTCCCCCACTGAATAGCCTGATTCAAAGGCTTATCCGCATCAATCCTTTGCTGTTCTTCAGACTTGGCTTGCTGGACCTCTTCGGGAGTTGCCGCCCGCATGACGGACGTATCAGTGATAGGAGTGCCGGCATTCATATTGACCATAGGAGCATAATCCGGATGTTTGGCAATAATCCTATTCACAAGTTCGTCATCATTCACTTCAGCATATTCTGGATATTTAGCTTTTATCTTAGCCGCAAAATCAGTTATCGATAAAGGTTGACTTGACATTAAAATAACCCCAAAGGATCAGATTTCGGTTTAATGGCCGGTTGTGGTCCAGACGGAGACACTAAGGGAGTTTTCCCACTTCGTCTATCAATAAGGCGCTGTGTTTCTTCCATAAACGCATTAAGATCGGAAAAGAATTTCACTTCAGACGTATTCACACTTGGCATCAATCGTTCTAATCTTTTATATTCAGTTTCATTAATTTGCGCTCCCGATCTCGCCCTGAGCAAAACATCTTTAAGGTTATTCGAAATCCTTATAAGTTTGCTTATGTCCGGAGTTGTGCCACTAATTTTATTCTTTACCTCTGTCGCCCATCCTACGCCCCAACCAATAACATCCCTGTTTTTATCCGCTAAACCTTTTAATTCTTTGGATTGCCCCATCATTTCATCAAGAAGGGAAATGTCCTTACGTTCTTCTGATGTGATTTCTTTCCTTGTTCCTTCTGGAGCGTATTCGGTTTTCCCCGTACTTGGTTGATACCACAGAGGATTTCCTTCGGGAGTGTTGAGTAATTTCCATCCTGATCCATATTGATTAGCAACATATCCCAGTGCTTTTTCTATCGCCTGCTTTCTATTCTTTTCAGATTCCGAAGGATTTGTAATTGTATAAAGATCGGCCAATTCTTCATTTAATGATTGTTTGTCTTTATCTGTGTTTGTCTTATTAATTTGAGCTTGTTGGAACGGATTCAATCCCGTATCCTTATCCGGCATTGTTCTTTCAGCCGCCGTAACATCCAATTCCGCTTTTCTTGCTTCCAGTCTAGATTTAATCAATTCATTCGTATTGTAGTACATACCCATCGTAACCGGATCAAAGTGAAGCGGAATCTTTGCTTTCATATCAGCCGGGATATCCATAGTGGAAAGCATCGACTGGTACGCCGCCTCCTGATTCTCGGGCGGAAGCGTCATGATATTCCTTATGCCTTCGCTGAACGGCTTCATCTTTTTATCAATTATTTCCAGTTCTTCTTTGGTTGCTGATTTGATTTTATCATTGATGGTTAAGACGGAAGTAAGCGCCTCATCTGCCGCACGAGGACCATATTTCTTGTATAGCGCAACTCTGGCCTTCCCGACATCAACATTGCCCTCTTCGTCCGTATAATCGGCAATAGTCTGATTTACGCCTAATGTGATCTCGGCTTTCTTCCGGGCTTCTTCCTGAGCCATTTCATTCATTTGATTCTGTTGCTGCATGTTCTTCAATGACATTACCTGCCCGTATTGTTCGAGCGGATTAGGCATTTGCATTGGTTGAACCTGCATTGCAATTCTAGGATCTATAGGCATATGGTTGCTCCTACTTCTTTAATAATTGACTCATCATGTAATACTGCCCTGGAAGAGCGGCGATATTGCCTAATGCACCGCTCCATGCGTTTGCGCTTCCTACCGTTCCACTGGCTCGCGCATTTGCGGCCTGTGTAGCCAGATCACCTTGAACAGCGGCGGAATTCATCATGATGCTGGACGAGTTATTCGCCGAATTGGTTGCTGAATTACCTACTGATTGAGCCGAGGTCTGCCCAAGTCCCGCTAATGCCGCCAGTCGATTAAATCGGTCATTACGATCTGCGGAAGTTCGATTCCATACATTGCTATATTCCGCTGAAGCCAGATTTTGATTGAATTCCAGCATTGCTTTAGCGGCAGTCCCGCCAAACGGCATTCCTTTATCTACCAGGAATCGGTTGACGGTATTCTCTCCTTGCTCTTGACGGAAGGCGTATCCGGGATCCTGTTGCCAGTTCTGCATAACTTCAGACATCGGTTGAGCTAATTCTCCGGTTGTTCCTGAAGTTATTGGAGACGGAGTCGCGTCGGTAGTTGTCTGCCTTTCCGGTCCAGTAAGCCCGGTTTTATCCGTTCCCGTGCTATACATCATTCCGGTATTCGGATCTATTGTCATCCCGCTTGGCGTTTTCACGTTTGAAGTTTGCGCGTTCGCAGTTGTACCGGACAAGTTGCTTTTCTGAGATTCCAATGCCTGCAATGCAGATTGATATTGGGATTTAGCTTTAATATATTCAGGATTTGTCATTGCACTTTTACCTAATATACTTCCTGAACCCATCGTCTCCCATTTGCTGTAATTGGAAGTGCCCCAATCATTATTCAATTTTTCAATTTGAGCGTTTATTTCAGCCAGTTTTTGCTGATTCTGATATGCTGTCTGTTGGCCTGAACCGACATAGGGCATCTGTTGGGTTGGCATTACCTGTTGCGCCGCCGGCGTGGGAACGCCCATAAGGTTTCCCAACTGATATGCGGCTCCGGCCCCGGTCTGAAGCCAGGGAAGTTGATCCGACCGGACGTTATACATGGATTCCCGCTGAAGTTGCAAGGCTTCTTGTTCAGTCTGTCTTGTCAAATCGGCAGCATATTGCGTTGCTTCCGCCTGAGTCCTAGCGGCTGAACCGGCAGCACTAGCGCCCATTGCGCCCCCGGCTAAACTTGCAATTGCGCTTCCACCTATTGCTACGGCTATGAAAGACATTTTAACGCCTCCTTCTGTTCCAGATATTCCTGTTCCGGAATAATGATCTGTTTTTCAACTTCATCAGGATCGGTTTCCTGAGTTGGGATGATATTCATAAATAACGCTGCTTCCTTGCAGAACGCAAACTTCTTAGTTCCAGGCGGAGAAGTGAATACGAATGGTCCGGTAATTGTCACTGAATCGGACCCATCTTCAGGGAATAATTCCAATACGCCCTTAACTAATACATTGCACGTTTCATATCTATGCCGCTTCCCCATGACAAGCGTTCCTGCCGGTATCGCTATTTGACGAATATACACCCCGCCGGAAAATATGTGTCGTTCAGGAATCTCTATTCTATTCTTCTGTGTCAGCATTTCCGATTCAATCTTGATTAAATCAAGTTTGCAATCATCGCGGATATTGAGATATTCGTTCATATTAATCCTAAGTCGCTATCAATCCATGCGTTCTTAATCGTGCCAGAAGCGCATTAATTGCTGTCCTGGCTTCTGCATCTACCGTTGCCCCACCTGACGCATCTGCCACTGCTGCCTGTTGGGAGTCAATAATTTTAGTTCCATCAATATAAATACATGATGTTGCTGGAATTAATAGAAGACCCCCATATTGATCTAAGGTCATTATTTGATTTCCATCAATATAGAATCTAAAATAGCCAAGACCGGAGATTAAAGTATAATCAAATTCTAATTCAGGACCAAGTACGCTATTCTTATGTGCAGTACAATGGCCAATGCTATTGGCATATACCCCGCCGTTAAATTGGGCGATAACCGTACCACCTGAATCGTACACCTGCATTCCGTCAGTAGAATCTATTTCCACTCGCTGCCCGGTTTCCGCTGTTTTGACAGTTGAGCCGATGATAGTGGTTCCATTAAGAGCAGTTACATCCAAATGATCGGTTATGATTGCATGTTCAGATATTGAAGTAGTGACAACTTTATTTTCCGCTATATTCCCATCATCGTCGAATCCATCCGTTATTACTTCAAGTTCCTGCTTATCGGATACCTTCCATAGGCTAGTGAATACTCCGTATTTATTCATACCAACCAGTATAAGCGACTCTGATATTGCCGGGAAAGTATCTGAACTCTGAAATTCTTGAGAACTGCTTGTGGTCCAATATATCCATTTATAACTGGAATGACTTCCAGAAACATCGTAACTCCTGCCGTTATAAATGAGTTTAATGTCTGACCATTGAACTTCAGTTGCTGTAGGTGCATTGCTGGCAAATCCGCCTAATGTTATTTCAAATATATATCCATGATTATAGACTCTGGATTCTCTTGATTTCTTCGTGAAATACTCCACCCATCGCGGGTTCATATTCCCGATTATCATATCATTCTGAGTCAAATACATCGGTATGGATATAGGGGCTTCGATGTACTCGCGAACCTGACCAAGAAGTATCTCCGGAGATTCACTTGGACTGGCCGATGGAGATAAACTTAGACTTGCGGAGGCGCTAGATGAAGGTGAAGTACTAGGACTTGCGGAAACACTCGCTGAATGTGAAATGCTAGGACTAGCTGAAGCCGATCTGCTAGGAGATAACGACTGCGATTCTCCCTCGCTTGGGCTAGCCGACGGAGATTCTGAAATACTTGCGCTTGGACTTAAACTCGGGCTTACCGATACTGATGCGGAAGGAGATATACTTACGGAAGCCGAAGGGCTAATGCTAGGACTTACTGAAACAGATCCGCTAGGGCTTATAGATACAGACGCTGATGGACTTACAGACACACTAGCGCTAGGACTTACTGACGGTGATTCACTTGCACTACCGATAACTTCCGATGGCGATGCAGAAGGAGATTCAGATGGACTTACACTAACACTTGCCGAAGGACTTATAGAAGGCGATACTGATACCGAAGCGCTTGGGCTAAGGGACGGTGACTCCGATACACTCGCACTTGGCGATATGCTTACTGATGCAGAAGGACTTATACTAGGGCTGATTGATACGCTTGCACTTGGAGATTCCGATGGAGATTCACTTACCGATGCCGAAGGTGAAACGGATACGCTCGCGCTTGGTGATAAGGAAGGTGATATTGATACCGAAGCAGAAGGACTTAAACTCGGAGATATGCTTACACTGGCGCTAGGTGATATGCTCGGTGATGCACTCACAGATGCGGACGGTGATTCGCTTACACTTGCCGAAGGGGAAATAGATACTGACGCCGAAGGGCTTTCGGAAGGCGATTCGCTTATAGATGCTGATGGCGATATCGACGGGCTTATCGATACCGAAGCAGAGGGTGAGATACTGACTGATGCTGATGGGCTTATACTTACACTGGCTGACGGGGACAGACTTGGGGATAATGAACTAGATCCACTTGTAGATTCCCAAGTGTCTGCCGCCCATGCATCTGCATCCCAAGATGTCTGTACCCAACAATTGCCGATCATTTACGCTGGACCCCAAGGAGTTCCGCTGGTGCCATCACCTGTCAAAGCGACATCGTTTACTTTTTTAATATTTACACTCAATTCCTTAATCTGAAACGTATGCCACTCAATCGCCGACACCGAATCAACGGTAGCCTTTATCAGCACCATGTAGGTTTTTCCAAGTTCGAATCCGGCTGCGGCTGTCAACTGTCTTCGGACATAATAAGCGCCAACTACCGAATCGAATGGACTGGCTGGCGTCATATCGACATCTTCGTCAAGTCCGGTTGCGCTACCTTCTTCATATATCGAATAAGTTATTGCAGTCGGCGCATAAGCCGCACCGGATGAGAACCTATGCGTAGCTGCCGGGATCGGAACATACTCGTCAATATTGAACATTCCTAGATACATATTACCTCCCTAACACCATTCCACCCATTACCGGACCACCGCCGCTTGCCGCGCCAGCACCGTCGTCAAGCTGGTCGATGAGCACTGCTCCAAAAAACCATTTCGTATCGTCTTCTGCAAATGCATTCGTATCATCACGCGAACAGTAAACTCCATATTGCCCGCCTGGATAACAGGATTTCAGCGTGTTTACGCCACAATATACTGGATATGAATTCAGGTCACCCGCATCACCGGGGCTTAAAACAAGCGCATATTTAGTATTTATGGATAGTGTAACAGGCGTGACAAAATTCAAGTGTATCCACCGCCATGCAGCGTCATTTGATATTTGATCGGTGTCGATAAGCGCAGTCGAAGCAATCTCTGTCGGAGTCCCCGTAGGATCTGAGTATAGTTTAACGTAGAAACTCGAACCTGCCACAGTATAAAGAATGACTTTGCACCCAACCACTCGACATGAAAAGGGCACATATATGATCGAGCCGCGCTGCTCGGGAGTTCCGTTATTGTCAATTACTTCGCTAAGAGAATTGCCTGCAATCATACAGCCACGAGGCAACACCCACCCTCCGATATTAAATGCCAGGACAGGCAGATTACCTTCTCGCAATGTATAGGTTCCTGCGCTAAGATCATCAAATCCATATGGACGCTCACTATAATCTTGAAAATTTGTTATCCTCAAATTTCCCGATCCGGACGCGGTTCTTTGAAATCGAACTGCGATAAGATCATTCTTTGTTACACTCACGCCTGTACCGCTATTTATATTGCAGACAATTACCTTATTATCGTCCGCGTCGGCGATAGCCACAGTGCCTTCTGAATTCGCCGCATAGAGTGTTCCTGTCGGTTTGCCATCAGTAGCCGATACGGTTTCAAGTCGGACCCCAAAGGTTGCATCTCCGGTTGTGACTGTGCTTGTTCCGAATGCTACCTGAGTTAATGTCCCGGACACCGGCACATCTACAACAAATCCGCAAATATCACCGTCACCGTCAAGTATCCAGTAGCTAAGTGCCGGATTAACTGGCAAAATAGTTGGAAACTCCATTGGAGTAGGAAGATTCTGTAATGTCATATCTTCACCTCCGTTGCTACGGCGGCAAGGTTCCATTCCTTAGACTCAATTGTATCCTTAGCCGTCAATGCCGATACTGCTCCGCTTTCCTTAACCGCAATTCGAACCAGAGTTTTTAGCGCTTCATCAATGTCGTACTGTTCATTAAACAGTTCAGTGCGAGTATAGACGGTACGCTTAATTTCCTTGCCGTCGCAAAGAATGCCTACAAGGATATGCTCTCCGCCCTGGCATTGACTGATAACCTTTACACTGTATGTTGCCATAATCTACCCTCTTTATCTCACTTCCAAATATGCATCTGTCCAACAATGTCTTATCGCAGCAGTCGAATATACCTCGAACACGTAATCCCTGCCGGTCCCTAAACGGTTCCATTCCACGCGGATATTGTTGACATCATCGTCCGTCTCTCCCACAGACGAACCGATTGCAGTTCCATAAGTTTTCCCGCCATTATTCGAATAGCGCATATACATCTGAGGATCGGTCCCGCTTGTTCCCAATCCCTTTTCCATGTCCAAGCCGAACTTATAGTAGGACAGAGCCTTATCTTCCGAATGAAGATGAGGTGCACGGCGGAATCGCCGAATATCGCTGCCGGCATCCGTATAAACCGCCATTGACGATGTATATACTTTCCCGCTATTTCTCGCTCCAATGTAATGAACGCCATTCTTAGCCAGATGCGATTTTGCCAGATGAAGCGAATACGACGATCCACTCCAATACGCTCGTTCATGCCATCGTTGAGTTGATGAATCAATGCATAATGTAGTATCCGCTCCCGGTATGGATAAGTGATATATCTCGTGGCCTTTTTCTTCTGTTACAATGGCATAAGCGCTGCTAAGATTATCCTTATTATCAGTAATAACTGTATCGACATAGTGAGTGCTTAATTTTGTCGGCGCATAGTTTCGTGCCAAGCAAACTCTCCCGACTCCATTATTCATAGACGCAAGCCATATAATCGCATTATCCCATATATGAAGAGTAGCATTAGACCACAATCCGTATTGTATTTGAATTCCGTTTATACGTGATAATCCTAAATCAACAGTACTATCGAGCATCCAGACGTTTGTTCTTGTCTTACCGAAGAACCATAACTGACCGTGGCTTTCCATTACTCCGACAAGTGGTTCAGGTTGCGAATCCGGGTAATCATAATCAAGCGCACTCCATGAAGTGATATCCCCTACGGCTGATCTTCGAAATACATATTCATCGGTAATGACAATGAAATATCCTCCAATATAGGCGCAATCAAGACAAGTGATGCCATCAAGTTCCGATATCTCTGATAATGATCCTGAAACCAACTTGAACGCCTTACCATTGTTAATTATCAATGTATCGAGCGTTGTATCCCCTGTTGCTATTCGTACAGGAGAATCGATTGACGGCTCTGCGGCAACGCTTGGGCTGACGCTTGGTGACATAGACGCCGATACGCTTGCACTCAGGCTAGGCGAGAGACTAGGACTTAATGATGGTGATATTGATACCGAAGAACTCGGACTGATGCTCGGCGATGTGCTGGGAGATAACGACGAGGAATCTCCTTCACTTGGACTTGTTGAAGGAGATTCCGACACTGATGCAGAAGGAGAAATAGAAGGTGAAACTGAAACAGACGATGAAGGGGAAATAGAAACCGATCTTGATTGAGACAACGACGGAGACAAGGATTCCGAAGCTACTGATTCCATTGTTCCTAAATCAGTTACAGCCCCGTTAGCTACACAAACCTTATAGGCATTGTTATCGACAATACAGTAATAATATTCTGAATTGCCAATCAGATCCCCATTGAATATTGTTCTTACACTGTCTCCGGTTGCAATTTCTTTGAATAAAGTCAATCCAGGAGTTCCTACCAAGACAGTCTGATTTTTACCTGTAGCTCCGACTATTTCCGGCATCATATTAACAGTGCGCGAAAGATCGGATTCAATGGAAGTCAGTTCATTTGATCCTTCAATAAACCCTGGATATCTCATTATCCGTAATCCTCTGCATTTGGAATGCCGTAATCGGAAGTGATTTTGTACGATTTGAGATTATTTGACGCAATAGCCGCCCTGGATTGTCTGGCGAGTTTCTTTTGGGTATCAGTCAATGTTACCCCGAACGCATCAGCCAATCTTTCAGCCAGAGTCCATTTCAGAGCATCCTTATACCCGGGAGCCAGATCAACAGATGTATCTGAAGTAGCAAATTCGTTCAAATAGGACCATGTGAATAACTGCAACTTATTGGCTAAGGCTTCAGCGGTATTTGCCGGATAAGGCCACGGCCATATAGTTCCGTTCGGCACTGTAGGCTGATAGTAAATACACACCGACTCTTCATCACTGAGAACCGGAGTTGATAACGATGCATATTCCGTCATGTCATATACAGCCAATGGCGTATATGAATCAGGATCATCGCCAGAATGAATGAGATTCGCTCTGGCGATCTTTATCGGCCTGTCTGCGGTGAAATCCGCGCTATCCTGACCGATAGTGTAGGATTGCTTCGAAGTTGTCCACGTATACTCTGAATGAGAGTAATACAGGACAAATCGTTTCAATGCCCTCCAATGGTCGATCAGATCGTTTAATTCACCCAGACTGAAACTTAAATCAGCCGTTGATATCGTCTGCCCTACGCCAAGGCGGTTTATTCGCCTTAATGCCGACTGGATTATCTCAAGAGCGGTAACGGCCCCGGAGCTGGATGCCACGCTTGTACTGACAGTATAGTGAACTGATACTGTATCCCCTGTAACTGGCGCTGAAGCAAATGTTACGACATTACCGCTTACCGTTGTGGAAATAAAAGTTCCATTAATGAATCCTAATACCGAATAGGTGTCGGGCGTATTAGTAACCGTATAATCAGTATTCACTCCATTAATGGAACCGCTCAAAGTATCTGAGGATGTTTCAGTATATGGTGTGGTCGCCATGACGACTCCTTATGTTACGCAGCAACTACTATCGCCACCGGGACGGTGCTAAGGTAGAGTTTAACTTTCCCATTCGCTCTGTCTACGGCATTGCCGGAGATAGCCATTGTAATGTTGGAATCTATCGGACGGGATACCTGAGTCGGGAAAATTACTTCCGCATTAGCTTCATCACGATTAGCCAATAGACTTGCAACGATGGAATACCCATCTGCGTCCTTTAACGTGATATCGTAATTATCGGTCGGAGGTCTGTTGCCAGGAACGGTTTCCACCTGAACAAGATACATGCCCCGGCATCCGGTAATGTCGTAAGATTCGACGGCCCCACCTGTATCCGCCGTCCAATTGACGGTGATAACATTCATGGTTTCTTTTTCATTAAGCCAGTTTGTTTGTGTTACGGTCATTTTTCAACCTCCTGATTATTAAGCATTCTTCGGTGGACGGCCAGGGCCGCGCCTAATTGATTCTATTTCTTCTGATGTACGGTCAAGAGCCTGTTGCGCCGTTGTAAGCACTTCCGGTTCATTGTCGTCAAGCCGTTCCATTATCTCTTCATCAAATTGCGATTCAGCGGAAACAACAACCAGCTTGTTGACGCCGTTTTCCTTGACTGGTCTGTTAGTGGCCGGATCCACGACCGTAATGCGCTTGGGATGCAGAGTGAATACGTCGTTTTCGTGCCGGCGACAGAAATCATAGTACAACGTTCTCCTTGCCCGAACCTTTATTGTCGGTCCTTCGGCATAGTCGTTGCCAAGATTGAAATTATTAATTACCGGCCAAGGCGGTTGACTTTCCTGCTGTTTGATTTTTTCGTTTACGTCAATCATTTATATCTCCTCTTCATAAGTTCGGTTTTTTTCTTCATCATCGTACCGCTTTCGGTATTCCTTCAGTTTATTATGCATCCGCTTGCCGAATGCAAATATAAGCCTGAGATTGTCTTTTACCGCTTCATCATCCGTCATGCGATAAGTGTCGCGCAAAGTCTGGCATATAGTATGATGCCCTGGGTGTTCATCCCTGAACATTTCCTTTTCCGTTACTGGATTAGTCCTAGGATATGGCAAGATGCCTTCTTTCCTTTTGAATGTCCAAAAGCGATTTTATTTTGTCAAAAAATTCTTCCCGCATTCTAAATTCTCCTGATGTTTCACATTCTTCTATCCAACCATTGACAGCAAGCATAAATAAGGCATAGCTATCTTTTAAATAATCGTCATAAAATAATGGGGCGTCACATGGAAAACCCTCTAATGCTTGGCATATACATTCCGCTATTTTATCCATTTCGAAGCATCCAAACATATTTGTACAGTCAGCGTTTGCTAATTGTTCATCAATTCGGTATGGCATTTGGCAATAACCCCCTTAATTGATCCTTGGTCCATCCATCGAGTTCCCATACCTTCTTTTCGGTCCAGGCGTATAATTGCTGCTGATTCCTGAAATCCCTTTTACGCCATCTATTTGATGTCAAATTTTTGTCATGCCGGATATCCAGACTCGGATGCTTGGAGAAATACGCTTCTCTGGTATAGTAATCGCATCCACGCGGCGGCTTATGACTTCCAGGTTCAAACCCGAATCTGCGAGTAAATCCTTCTTTCTCCACCTTCTCTACTCGGGCAATGTAGTGTTTCAAAAGCGCATCACGATACCCGCATAACATACTCGTGCTCATATGATTATAGAATAGCGCATGCCCGGTGAATGCGTTTATATGCCATACATTCTCATCATAATAGAATATTTCCTTATTAGGCGGAATAAAGTCAAAGTGAGAGGGGTGATAGCCCACATCATGTTCAACCATAAACAGAACGTCTGCCGTGCTTTCTTCAATTCCTTTCAATATCTGTTGAAACATCGTAAGGTATCCACGTTCCTTATTCATGACGATATTGCGCCCGAAGTCCATCGGAACAAGCGTTACGCTTACAATATCGTGACCATTGCAGCATACCTTGATTTGCCTCTGGCATGATTCCAGTATTTGTTTATCCGGCCTGCCGTCTGAATAATAGACAAGCCCGATGGACGGTTTATCCACAATAACAGCAGGCGCTTGATTGAATAGTTTTCCTGCTTTCATGACTCTTTCGACGTTTTCTTTTATGATTTTCACCTTTTTCGTTTCTACATGCCAGCCGGGAACTGGAGAGAATTTCTCTACCAGCCAAGACAAAGGATATATCTGTTTTGGATGCCTGTTATTGAAGAACGTATCCCGCGCTCTTTGTTTGGCGTTTTGAATCTGTGAATCCGACTGTTTATATGGGAACCCGAAATCCCCGCCTTGGGTTCTGAATAGATGGGCATACCACGTATTATGGTTACATATACACTTGCCTCCTGAAAGCCATGTTGTTATAGCTACAGTCAATCCCTGACTTCCCCACGAACCAAACGTTTCATCGTCAAGATTCAGGTCGAAGTACTTCTCTTTGGTACACATATAGCATGAACCCTGAAGGCTCATTGTTTCTGATAGCGGCCCCTTCCCATTGGGCCGCTTTTTCATTTCGCCCATGTACTGAAAATGCGGTTCGCTGTCGAAGCAGTACGCCGTGCTTTGCGGATTTCCCTTGCCAATCCATACTACGTCCATTGTAGTCGGTTCACCGCATACGGTACACACCCCGGACGGCCCTTGGTAGCGCCGATGTCCGTTCGGGCAGACCCAATCAAACGCATGCAAGTTCCGCATGACCGGAACCATAGTCCAATCGTCTTGCATGACTTCAAGCATTTTGCGGTCAAATCCCTGATCGAAGGCGCAATGAGCATCTACTTTCATCACATATTTTGACGATGCCATTCGCGCCGCTTCGTTGCATGATGCACGTTGCCCGTGCGGTTCAGCATGGCGGATAACCTTAATTCTGTCCGATTCCGGCAGATCGGTTTCCCATCCATCAAGCACAACAACGATTTCCGTTTCCGCTTCGGAATGGAGAAGGATATCTTCCACTGTTCTCCTAAGGAACATTTCATTAAGTGATGGAATTAACACGCTTAATTCAGGCATCTATTTTATCCAATACCAGCTTGGAGCTGCTTCCTTATCATAAAACCCTGTGACGCTTACCGGATCATTGCTTATTCGTTTATAGAACTCATCAACAGCAGCTTTAACGCTTCTGGTCTGATGATGTTCTGTTCCGTAATCATGCCCGGAAACTATCCCGCCCGGACGTACCTTTGGTTCCCAATGAGTTATATCCGAAAGAACGCTTTTATAGTCATGCGATGCATCAATGTACACCAAATCAAGTGATTCATCGGGAATCAACTTAGACGCTTCAACACTATCCATTTCCATGAATCGCACTTTATATGGAGCAAGAATGCATCGAGCATTCTCCAATGCTTTCTTAATGTTATGAATATTCTTGTGATTCCTGGTCGGCTGCCACACATCCACGCAGATATGATCGACATTAGGTATGTTACGGCAAATCACTTCAGAGAATAGCCCACTGAACACGCCTATTTCCGCTGTGAATCGCGCTCCCCGGCTTGCAGCAAATTTAATCAGTTCTTCTCTATTTTTCAGCATAAAATAAGTCCGGATATCGTTCCTTGTTATCCAACAGCCATTGAGGACCATTCGGCATTTCTATCGTAAACTTGTATTCGGGATAACTGTCCCATCCGGCTGGCGCTCTTTCATATGGATCTTTCAGGTTTTTTATGTTCTCTTCAAGATTCTCTTTGAAGTAATCGGTATCTAATTCCGTATGCGCGAATGATTCTATCTTATACCTTATCTGATCCGCATTTCCTATAGTAGAAAAATGCCAGCCCCCATTAATGAGTACAGTAGGATTGCTGTTTCTATGATTTCGGACATGCGTTAAAGTCTTTATGTTCTTATACTTATAGGCTTGTGTTCCTTTCCACAATCTTGTATTGGTGAAGCAATTCAGATAGTAATAATATAACTTCTGCTTGAATGCGCCTTCGTTGCCGTTCCAATCTTTCAAATTAGGTATCTCGTCAAGATCCGATAACAAGATAATGTCTTCAGAATCGCACCCAGTTAAGCCCCGCATAAGACATTCACGCTGATAATGTTCCAACCTCCAGGCATTGCCGCTATACTTCCCTTTCTCAATCACATAGTTTTTATCATCTTCAACAATAATGTGAGTAATTGGAAAGTCCTTAAATCGTTCCTTATTCTCTTCGAAATACAACGGCTTAGGGTTCCCGCTATGAGTTATAGGCATTTCTGTAAGAACAAATATATCCACATAGGGCGCAAGGCTATTGAGCCTGATTTCGAGTAGGTCCAGTTCATTGAAGAATGGGAAACAATCAATTATCTTCATTTCTTCTCTTATACAATTTCAATACATCTTCCGCACTGCCCCATGGATCGAGTTGATTAACTCTCTGTTCTCCATGTCCCTTATTTTTCCCTCGTGACAGATATCCGAACGCATCTTCATGAGAGAATGCTATTGTAGGTTCCACGGCCCACGATTTCTCGATTATCCGTTCAGTCATTCCCAATCTGTTCTCTCGCCGGCCGGGATCCTTCCAATTGCTTAAATTCAGTTTCGATTCATCCGGCCATAATCGGAATCGTTCTTCCAGATCGTCTACCAGATAGTCACGATTGCTTATTAACTGATGCACAACTGTATTATTCAGTATCGAGAATATCGGCGGTTTTGTCCAAGTATATAGACTCCACTTATTAACGTCATAATTGAACACTTCATCGGAACTTGGTCTTAACCGAAAGTGAGAAGGCGGATACAAGATATCATCTTCCGCTAGGGCTACATATCGAGTCTTTGCCGCTTTCGCTCCAATCAATATCTGGTGATATATGTTCAAATGGGACCGCCCGATATCTCCGACGCAGATGTTCGTTCCCAAATCCATTGGTTGCTGGCTTACGGTAATTAAAGGATATCCGTCAATGGCTCGAAGCAACGCTTTCATCGTGTTTGCAAAGAAATGCGCTGAAATATAATTAGCCGTATAATAGATTACCGTTAAATCTCCGTTCACTTTTCTCCCCACTTAGTATGGTTCAATGTATGAAACAAGCCATGTGGATTATCATTCCCGTCAATATGATATCGGCCTGAAGGGAAGAAATAGACAAACGATCCTAATACCTGATCTTTGTATTTCCCGTCCCTACATGCATGGGCGTATCGCTTATTGAATTCCCTATCTTCCCCCTGTAGATGGCTGCCTGAATTGCATCGGTTGAGGTTATACCCGCCAAGTTCATCAAATACAGTTCTACGCATGAGCCAGGTATTGCCATGCACCCCATCGGAAAGATTGTCGTCCCGGATGGCTTTAGGGTCCAATCCCCAAGATATGACGCTATCTCTGTCATTGATGAGTTTCCCTTCTTCGTCAAGATAAGCGAATCGGCGACGAAAGATCATTTTGTCATCCTGAAACAATAGCGATGCGTCGATGGCTTCTTTGGATACGATATGGTCTATATCAGTGCAAAGAATGTATTCCCCGACAGATTCCTTTATGCCTTTCATTCGAGCAAGCCCCTGAGTCCAGCTGCGCGTATCGTTGGTATACATTAATTTTGTTGTACGGAGTGGCTCAGGGGCTTGGATCGGCGGATTGCTGCCATCGTCCACGATGATAGTTTCAACCGTGTCCGGCAGGTCCAAACTTTTAAGATATAGCAAATAGCGTCTGACGATTTCGTGGCTATCAAGTACCGCTATTACAATTGACAGTTTCATCACTTCACCCAAAACCAGCTTCTAGGCGGATCTTTAGGAGTCACATAATACAGCGCGATATTGTGAGCATGTACATATGCGTCAACAGCCTGAATTACGCCGCAACTATAATAATGCTCGTAGTCATGCCCGGAAACTATCCCGCCTGTTTTAACCTTCGGAACCCATGCGAGAATATCAGCCATGACATTATCAAAATCATGAAGAGCGTCAATATAGACGAAATCAAGGCTTCCGTCTTCGACGTTCTTAGCCGCTTCGATGCTGCATTCTCTTATAAATTCAACATTCTTATACGGACTTAATCTATGTCTTGCTCTCGCTAATTGCTGATTCTGCCATTCCTGATTATGATGAGTAAACGGTTTCCACGGATCAATGCATTTCAGATTCAACTCAGGATTAGCCATGCATAATTGTTGCGAGTACGTCCCGCGCTGAACGCCTATTTCCGCACCTTTCATATATCCTAATTCGGCGAATAACTGGGCCAGGGTATCTCGCGTTCCCTCAAATCCCATGATAGGGGGAGTGTCGCCATGATGAACGTGGAACGTGCTCCATATCTTCCGGTTTACATGGTCGAGACGAATGCTATAGCCCATTTATTTTGTACCCATCATTTCCACTTGAATTGAATACGGCGAAATTACCGTCTTCCTTAACAAAAGTCTTCCATGTTGCCGGCCAACTGGGGATGGGATAGAACTTTGAATTAGCGAACCAGCTCATTGTGCGCGTGGCTTTCGGCCATTTATCGTTCATCCATACCCAAGTATTGAACCGTTCCGATTCGTGTTTCTGCCGCTTGGTTCTTCCATATCCGCCGGATTCGTCCTTATGCCAATGAGCGTACCAGGTGTTTTTGTTCACAATCACCCTTCCACCACGCATCCAGGTCTTGAAGGTTAACTCCTGCGGTTCCTGATAGAAGAACGTGTGCACTTCGTCTTTCCCGTCAATATCGTAGAAATGCTTACGACTCATTAGCCATAAGGATCCCTGAATAGTATGGATATCGTCGATTTTGACGTGCTTCCGGTTGTTTTCCATCCAGTAGTATTCTCTTTTACCCATATTTTGCCCGATTCCATCGGTACCGATCCATTTTTTGCCGTGAAAGCCTGCACCGTAGAGATCATCAGTATTATAAGGAAAGGTAAGGTAAAGGTATTCCAGTGGTTCATCTTTCGCACCCCATTTGTTTGTATCAAGTCTATATCTTGTTGGAGTTACCAGCCAGTTATCTTCGATGTTATCCAACAGCTTTGCATCGAACTCATTGTCAAAACAACAATGAGCGTCCACCTTCATCAGATAGTCGCCTTGAGCCAGTGCCGCTAATTCATTAATTGCAGAATCCATTCCCCGCGCTGTCTGACAATGCACTTGAAGAAGGTTTTTGCGATCTTCCAATGGCGGATCGGGTTTCCATCCGTCAAGCATAACGAGAACTTCAATATCTCCGGCAGCTTTGATGAACAGATCGTCAACGGTCTGCCGGAGATAAGGTTCGTTTCTTGCGGGAATCAATACGCTTAATTTAGGCATTAATTACATTGCCTTCCAAATTGGCATTGTGGCGTTCCCATCATTCCGGTAAATATTGGAAATTGATCCGGTGCAGTAATAGATAGATCCTGCTCCGGCAAATCCCGCTCCGTCGCCGTCGGTACCGCTGACGGGGATATCTTCGGACACGATTGACCATACGTCTCCGAATAATCTTGTTCGATTGGGATTATGATTTGACAGATGCCAGGTTACGGTTGCGCTGGTAGCGCGATTGAAAGTAACCGCATTCCACCGATAGAGTTTATTCTTGGGAGTTTCATTTTTCACCCATTCAAGCACTACCGTTCCGGTCAATCCGGTTGAATGGCTGATATCCGCTCCAAGTTTGGATTTCTCTGTTCTCCATCGCTGTCCGCCATCCTGAGTGTATTCGAGACGTATTGAAGCAACTCCGGTCCCGGTCGGCACTTCGATCATGTACTGAAGTTCTTCTCCAGGCCGAATCAGGATTGTATGGCTATATCCCGGACTGACGAAATACCCGGTAAGATTCGTCTGATCGGGCGCAGCGCTTGGCGAAGCCGACGGGCTACCGCTCGGACTCAACGAACCGCTTGGCGAAGCCGAAGGACTGCTTGACGGACTGGCCGAAGGGGATTTTGACGGCGATTCCGATACTGACGGACTCGGAGACGTTGATGGAGAATCCGACACAGAACTGCTTGCTGACGCCGATGGGCTTGCTGAAGCGCTTCTGCTTGGCGATCCCGAAGGGGATTTTGATGGACTTTCAGAAGGACTTTTACTTGCCGACGGGCTTGCGCTTGGTGAATTACTTGGCGACACCGACACGGATGTTGATGGCGATATCGATACGGACGATGAAGGACTTTTCGAAGGTGAAATGCTTACTGAACTGCTAGGCGATGTCGATACAGAAGGTGAAGGACTTGTCGAAGGCGAAGCAGATGCCGATTTACTTGGTGAATTCGACACTGATGCCGAAGGGCTTGTTGAAGGGGAATTACTTATTGAACTACTGGGTGATAAACTAGGTGACTCAGCCATGATTTAACTCCTGATTGCATTGAACTACTGCGGGGCGATGCCGCTACTCAAGCCATTCGCCCCGCCATGATTAACTGCAATTTAAACAACGATTCTCATTTTATGCTTCCTATGTTAGCCGCATAATGTTATAATCCAAACCATGAAAACATTCAATGAAAACACACGATTTGGACGACTTACAATCATCAAGAGAACTGGTCTTGATGAAACTAGCAAATACTACAAACCAATGGTTCTTTGCTTGTGCGATTGCGGCAAAGAAATTATTAAGAATCTGTATGACATAACCTCTGGTCATACTAAATCTTGTGGTTGTCTTAGAGACGAAGGAAGAAAACCTATTCATGGTATGACAAAATCGCCCGAATGGAATACTTGGTGCCACATTAAACAAAGATGTTATGATAAAAATGCTAAAGATTTTAAAAGATACGGTGGGCGTGGAATAAAAATGTGCGACAAATGGTTGAATTCCTTTGAAGCATTTTTTTCTGATATGGGGCATAGGCCATTTCCAAATTATACAATCGAAAGAATTAATAATAATGGAAACTATGAGCCAAAAAACTGCGCATGGATTCATCATGATAAACAAGCCCTTAACCGAAGAAACAATACTATTATCTACTATAATGGACAATATTTAACCATTGGCGAATGGAACACCAAAATGGGATTTCCACATGGACTTATCTCACAAAGGTTAAATAAGCTAGGATGGAGCGTAAATAAATCCTTATCTACGCCCCACCGTAAGCGATTGATCTAATGCTACTTATCACGCATCAAATACAACAGCATCACTATAGTACGCCTGATCGGACACATTCGCTAATGGAACAAGGTTCACATCGACTGTGATTGTGTCACCTGTTCCAAGTTCAACTTTCCCGCCAACATATCTGCGATATGTCGCGCCGGACGGAAGAGGAACAACCCACTGTGTACCCAGGGTAAGACTTGCATTCGGGATGCGTCTTGTCGCCAGGTACAAAGGGGAAGTGAGATTTGCATTAGCGGAAGTTATCGCCATGAAATCCGTTGTATCCGTTGAACCTGTTGCGGCTGCCATCACCGTAAACACCAGACACATAGGCACGCCGGTTCCTATTTCACGTTTCGGGGTAACGTTCCCGGTATCGTAGGAATAGTCCGTATATGCATCTGCGTCGGTCACAGCCAGGGCATCGCTAAGTTTGGTGTATTCGTCTAAAATCATATTATCCTCCTTAGGATATGGCCGTGGTTTCGGTCACAAGTTGGTCGCTTATGCGGATCGGGATGCCACGGAAAGACATGATGCGTTTGCCGTCCACAACGCTGTAATCGAGCTGACCGCCTGTTTTCACATCTTCATATCTCTGCAAATCCAGGTATTCAGCAGTTGTCCGGTTCATATAGAAAGCCGCTCTTCCGGCTTTCAGATTCGGGACGCGGTAAATGGCCTTAGCCATTAACCGGCGAAGATTCGCTGCGGAAGTGATTGCGATCAGGTCGGCAACATTGATATTGCAGATGCGGACCACATAGCGCCAATCCTTGACCACCAGGCCGGATTTCCATACCCAATGATCGTGCAGCGCTCTCATTTTCTGGCCGCTGGAATTCGTCACAGTTTCGGTTCCGAGGTCTTCGTGAACGATTCCGGCTTTGCTTCCTTTGGGGAAAGTGAGGAATACCGTATTATCTCCCCAAACGACAAGCCAGATTGAGTAGTTCGAACTCGCGCCGGCGGCGCTGATGATGTTATCCGCGTTTCCTGCGGACAAGGAACTATAACGCGGAGCGAAGCCGGTGAACTCTTCCGGCGCAGTGCCGGAATTCCCGTACCACAACGTTCCGGCCATTTCCTGATTCATTGCTTCGAGAAATGCCGTGGCTTCAGTTAAGCGGAATTTCTTGGAATTGCCGCTTAAATCCGCAAGTACCGGGTCAACAACGCTCCAGGCGTCGAGCATTCCGGTTTGTTCGGTGATTTGCGCTGTAGTCGATTTGCTGGCGCTCACATATTGGTTAATCATGCGCCAGTAAACGGTAGGAAGCCCGGTGCGGACAGTTGTCAAATATCCGGTTGGCAGGTTTCCTTCCTGAACGACTGCATCCTCTAGGATTTCGTTCGTCTGTCCGAGCAATTCTACGATTCCCGGTATAGAACCGTTCGGGTCCATCCGTTTTGCCCAATCCAATAGGGTCAAATTGGTGGCAGTTAAAGCTGATGTCATTTTACACTCCTACTTGTAGAGCAAATCCTCCAACGATTTCGGTTGAATTGGATTTGCGCCCTTATCGGTAACGTAAGTGGGCGTTATCTCCGATTTAGGCTTTGGATTTATACCTTTTATCCGAGCCAGGATGCGCGATTCGATTTTAATCAATTCACGCACAATCTTGAACGGCGGCAATTCGCGTAATCGCTCAACATCATCGGGATTTTCGTGCAGTTCCCATAACAGGTCCGGGCCTATTTCCGAATCAACCAGGAACCCGTCCATAGTAGGGTTAGGTCTTACGGTTGCATAGGCTTCGTTTCTGTCGTATTCGGGATTTCGAGCAATGGTTTTAGCTTCCCGCTTGACTATTTCCGCCTGAAGTTTTTTAGTCTCAGCGTCGTATTTGGCCTTACGGTCGGCTTCAACGGTTTCTCGTCGCGTATTTTCCCTGACGTATTCACCATATCTCTGTTTGAAGTCCTGAAGCGCCTTATTGTAATCGTCGATGGTTTCATACGACTCAATTTTAGGCTCTGAAGGTTCAATCAGAGGCTTGATTTCGGGCACTGGCGGAATGGAATGAATCTTTTCCTCCAATGTCCGCACCTTGGCGGTGAGTTGCTTAATGCGCTTTTCCGCCTTCGATTCCTTTTTAGGCTCGGGCAGTTTCTCATCTTCCGGGGATGTAGCGTTTTCATCCTTGCCTTCGGATTTACCTTCAGGTTCGGATTCGGTGTCATTGGATGCTGACGTTTCATCGGCTTTATCGTCATTCGCGGTTTTTTCTTCTACCGGCTCCTGCGATTCCGGTTTTTCTGCGGGTGACGATTCCGCATTATCTTTTTCGTCGGGCATAGGTTTTAAGCTCCTAAGTGGCATTTAGCCGGAATGAATGCGCCGGCTTTGCAGTTAAATTCTATTTCTTTTCCTTATTCCCTGAATTCTTGCTCATTTTGGCAATATCCTTGTCAACGGATTTCATTTCCCGCTGCAATTGATTGCCTTCATGGGCAATTGCTTCTTCACTGTCGAGTTCATTCTGCGTATTCATGGTATCGGCCATGATTTTCAGCTTTTCCACATCTGCCTGAATGGAAGCGATTTGGAGTTTTACCTTCCGATCGGCTTCATTTTCCATTGATTTGAACTTCAATTCCTGTTCAAGTTGCTGTATTTTCTGACCTAACTGATCGGCAAGCTGCATCCACTGCTGGATTTCCGCCTGCATCTGCGCCGGATCAACCTTGCCGGGATCGGGATTGAATATCTCTTCAATTGCGTCTCCAATTGGTCCAAGCTGCTTCAATTTGATAAGCAATCCCATGATTTTATTCTTCGATTCAGGGGCCATAGGAAGTTTGTCGATATTCTGAACCATAACATCGACAACCATTGCCGCTTCCTGGCGCTGACTCTGGAAACTCGGGCCGGTAGAGATAGTCACTTCATGCTGTGAATCGTCCGACAGGCTGTACTTATTGACCTTTCCTTCCTTATCTTCCTTATTAATCTCGACTGTTTTGTAATTATCCATCTGATCCCGCGTTCCGACAGTCATTGGCTTATCGCCTTCGACGTTATCGAGCAGATCGTTGATGATGCGGCCCATATGTCGGATGAAGGTTTTGTAATTGTCAATGAAATGCGCCGATCCCAACTGATTCTGGCTTTGTAACTGTTGAAGCGCGATGCCGCTTTTGACGTTCGTATCGTCTTGCCGGATGAATCCGTAACTGGCAACTGCGCTTTGAATGCTGCGTCGTGCGGATTCTGCCCCGATTTCAAGCGCCTGAACCGGAGGCTCAAACACTTCCCGCCTTGGCAAAGAAAGAAGCTGATCTCCGCTGGCTTCAGTAACGGCTTTAACGTGAAGCGCCGCCCTGGGAGCTTTATGCGCTTCCGCCCATTCCCCTTCATGCCCTTCGTCCTGACCTTCGTACAGAACATAAGGCACTTTAGGACTCATGCCGATGATTTCCGCTTCATTGGATTTGTAGAAATCGAACAACATCTGCCCATCACGGGCTTTTCTGATGTAACTGTTAATGATGCGCTTAACGGTAGTGCCGGACTTGATGAAGTCTTCCTCTCCCATGCATATGCCAAGTGGAATCCATTTACCGGGCCAGTCGATGTATTTCTCGCCATTTTCCTGTTTAAGCACATTCAACCCATTGGTAATGCACATCTTAATCATGGGTTCAAACACTTTACGTTCAGACTTGAGCGCTATTTCATCGCCATCCTTATATATAAGCCGGCCCTTTTTAATCTTAGCGCCCTGAAATTCATCCATGTAATGAATGACTTCCTCACCGGATTCATCGGCAAAGACTATCTGATGCCGTGGCTTATAATCCGTGTACCAGTACTCGGCAATCTGAACGCTATCATCGTCGGTCCATTGGTCAATTATGCTTACATCCTCATCGCCAAACGATGCAAGCGAGTCCTTGCCATAAACCCTTTCGCATTCATCCTTACTCATGCGCGACAGGACGAAACAATCCTTCATATCAGAACAATCAGCTTCTACCGTGTCCGGATCCCATAGAACCGAATAGGCATTAGCGAATCTTCGCACCTTAATTACACGCTGATTGCTATTCCATGACTTGTACTCGATCTTAACTCCCGCTGCTCCAAATGATCTTTTAGCCGCGCTTTCGAATGCCGCCTGATATGCCTGAACCGCGTTTGATTCATATTCAATCTGCTTAATCCGGCTTGACCTCAATTCCGCCGTATTCTCATCGCTGCCCTTCCCGCTTGGATCGACTTTAATGGCAACGGGATTGCTCCTGACCTCATTAACCAGGGCATGAATGTGCTGGCAAAGCTGATCGAGATGAATGCATGGACGCCCGTCCTTTTTCCGCTGTTCGCGTTCACTATCATCCCACGGTCCGGAAATCGATAATGCCCGGTCGTCCTTTTCCGCCTGCACCCGTATGTCTTCCCACGCATGAACCATGTACTTATAGCGCGTGCGGATGCGGTCGAGCATCTTCTTGTCTTCGCCTTCATCTGGCGTGTCACCATCCCAATCGCCACGGTCGGCTTCATATAACGTTGTCATCTCTTAACTCCATGCTCCATAGAGTTTCTTTATTTCACGAAATACAGGCTTAGGTTTGGTTTTAGCCCTATGCAAACCGCTTCGCACTAGGTAGCGTGAGCAGTCCATATAATGATCCATTGTCTTGACAATCTTGCCCTTATCATCTCGCCTATATAGCCTAAACTCATCGAACCATCCGCTTATGCTCTTGAATACCTTGAACCTGCCCGCTGTCATGAGTTCCCATACGTCCCATATGCCAGCCTCGACGCTCTTGTCCGGCAGCGATATGTTCAATCCCATCTTCCGATAACTATTAATGATCTTCTCACCATCCGCTATGTTCAATGCCGCCGCATCCCCTACGCCCGGTATCCAGTCGCCCTTGCTCTTAACCATGTGCGCCTGCATCGCCGGCTCTGCCGCCTTTATCTTCACTCCCGCGTATATGTGCAACGTCTGCGAATCCCTATCCACCGCCCCCCATAAACACGCAAAATTGTCCCATCCATGATCCAAAGCCCACACTCGCGGCCAATGATCCGGGATCTTTATGTCATCCTCGACTATCTGCGTCTCCGGTATCGGGTATATCGCCCCACTCCCCAACTGCGGTATCCCCTTACTCCTTGCATCCCGCTGATACGGCGGTATGCTCTGCCATAACTCGTCTTTCGCTTCCTGCGTCAAATGCGGCGCATCATCCCATGTTGCCGTCACCACATACCGGCTCCCCATCTCCTCCGGCTGCCGCCCCCCAGGCATGAACGACAATACCACTTCCGTTAATCCACTTAACGGCGTGAACGTGTCCAATACCATCCCTTCCGTCGTCATTGTTCGCATCAGATTCTCTGTGTGTATCTCTATCGGCGGTTCTTCATCTTCCCACGCCCCATCCAACTCCGTCCCCTGAAACGCCTTCCGCCCCTGCTCATAACTCCTAAGCACCAGATGGCTTATCCCACCACTTGCGTGCCTTATCCGCGCACTCTCATACGCATCCTTTAACCCCGCCTTCGAACTCGGCTCTCCCACTATGCATTCCTTCGGGATCATCCCACTCCCTACATCATTCGGCGGACCAAATAACTTGTTCTGTATAATGTCCCGCACCGTCGTGTTCGTGTCCCCACTCGCCAGCCACCTAACCGGCCTGTCATACCGCCGCCCCACCCACCACTCAGGATACCTGCCCGTCAAATGCAACGTGCTCTCGTACGCCCCCACCCCCATCGTTTTTCCCACCCGATTCGCTGCGATTAACAGCCGCTCCCGATACTCCCGCCCCGCCTCAAAAAACATCATGTGCTTCTTGTATAACTCCCGCCTCAACGGCCCCTCTTCAGGATAGTACGTCTCTATCTTCCTGTAATTCCTCGCCTCACGCAGCCCCCTCAACATCGGCAGCATCGCTATCAACTCTTCAGGCTTTAACGCATGCTCTGGTGCAATCATACTATGTTCAACGCCCTTACAATAACTTCCCTATCATCTATCACATGAATCGGAAGCTCTCGACTCTTTGTGTATACCAGCGTTATCTCATTTTCCCCATTGCAGTATATCTCCTGAATTTCATCTGTCGGAATGATTATCACTCCCGATGAACCAGCTTCGTGTAGTTCAATGAATTTCATTTGTCCACCTATAAGGTTGATTGTCATTAATAACTGTATACATACACCCCATGAATCCCATCAAAATCTCCTCATGCCCCCGCCCGGTACGGGGAGCTAAGCATGCTTACTGCATCATCCATATCGGCGTAACTGTATGAATCCCATGATGATAGGTCATATGGTCCGATTGACTCTCAAACACCATCAAGTTACTCAGTTTGTTGTTAGTGTTATCTCCATCAATATGGTGAACAACATGATGGGATTGCAGTTTGAAATAGTGGTTAACTATCTGTCTCGCAATGTTTTGCCCTTGACGCCAAGGTAGATAAGCAGGATTCTCACGGGACTTGTAATAGCACTGTTCGCCGCAGTATTGCCTTGCCGTTCTTCGCCACCTAGCGCGTGTCGTAGAGCACTCAGAACCGCAATAATCACAAATACATGTAACATGCTCACCTTGATCCGCCTTGATACCGGCTTTCCGTAAACGCTTCATTACGCCAGCACGTGACATGCCGATCATATCGCCTATTTGTTGCCCTGTAAGATGCTTTTCAGTGTACATAACCACTATATGTTGTGTTTCCACTTTATTTTTGTTCATATTATCCTTTCCGGTTAACTTTACGGAAACGATAATATCATATAATACAACAACTTGTCAAGACTCAGTTTACATAGTGTTACAAGACATAATTATACTTATCAGAACCTACCCTGTAATCTGTAATGGTACAGTGCAATCAGCTGGCGTATCATCCTTACCGGCCTTACGTGCATGCTTGAGCGATTCCGCTTGCGCGATTAAGGCATCGATATCCTTATCGCTAAGCCTGCTACGGCCAGGATCGTGTTGCTTGAGTTGATGCGTATTATCTACACTTACTCTATCGTGGTAAACCGTTGGATTTAAACCTTTTAGAAGGAATATTAGGAGTACATCAGACTTGTTGAGGGCCCGGCGTATTGCCTCACGCTCCAAGCAACTTGCAAGGTGCTGCCGTGCAAGCTCAATGCCTGCCGCGAAATCCTCATCGTTATCACGCCAGCGATACCATGTAACCTTGTGTATGCCAACACCAGCACAAGAGCCTGTAACATCTCCTGATTCCGAGTACAATTCCAGCACCTTAGCTTTTTTTATACTCGTTGCATCGGTTTCTGAAATTTCATAATACGCTTTAACTTCTGGTGCCGTATCCTCAATGATATCAGCAAGTTGCGCGCTCATGATCTACCTATTACTGTAATTACGATGTGATTACATATACGCTTGCTATAATTAAGATGTACAAAAAATGTATATGGCATGTACAAATTATGCACATTACCTGTGGCGTGTCAAGTGAAATTATTAATTACCTGGGATAATGAGCCTAGCTCTGCGCTCAAGCTCATCGGAGATATGGGCAAGAATATAAAGACTACGGACATATTTCCGGATGGAAGATAGATATTGAGTAGGGATATCA